TCAAGTTTCAATCTCACTCTGGTTTCGATTGTAGTTTTCATAAGACATTGATAAGGAACAACTTGCTTTAACAGCCAAAAATATGGTTAGATATATTTTCATTTTTAGATACTTTTATTTGCACTTATAGAAACATTTATTACCTTTGCAGTACGATATGAAGGCAACAGAATGCCAATTCTGTGCAAATGATTAACAAAAGTAATCAAAACTAACGCAAAATGCAAGTAAAAGTTTACCCGGCTGATGAAGTTAGACCGCAAAGGGGTCCAATTGCAGCCATTCTCAAACGACTAAACCCGGGAGAGGCAGTGAATCTGCCAATGGAAAAACGCAATTCAATCCGTGCTGCAATAAGCCGGATGCACCGCAGAACCGCCTGTAAATACAGGACAGTTAAAATTGATGATCTGGAGATCGCAATTATCCGTGAAAATTAATCCTAACCTTAAACAACAGCAACAATGAAAACAACAGCAGCAGGAGTTTGGCTATGTTTTAGTTTCCTTGGGTTATCCGTTGGATTCCCGGAATCAGCCCCCCTCAAACCTCAATTTATTTACTACTCAGTGGTTTTTGCCAATATTCTGGCAAGCATGTACACTTACAACAGACTGGTGAATGGACAGAATAACAAGACTGGAGCAGACGCTAAAAATAGCGTTAGGTGAACTGGAATTGCTGAGGATTGAACACCAGACCGTTAAACGGCCCCCGGCAACTCCCCGGCAAAACCGAAAAGACAAATACAAGGCTCGGTTAGTAAACAGAAGTTAAGATAATGGCAAACCCTTATAAAGCAATATTCCCGGAGCCCCTTACATGGGAGGAAAGGAGAGGCCCAAAGGTAGCCACACAAATAAATCATTATTCACTTAAACCCTTTTCAAAATGAGTAAAAAACTCGTCGAATTTAATTCGTCAATTCTGGCAGGATTGAAGCCAGTTGAAATTCCGGACCATGAATTTATCCGGGATAAATTTATCACCCTGTATAATTCAATCCACAGGAGCAATGAGGGGGAAATGGTTCACGCCCGGGAATCACATTTCTTTAAAAAACTGATTTCCGACACCCCGGCATTGCAGCAGTGTACAAATCTGTCACTTTACACTGTGTTTATTGATATCGCTGTTAACGGCCTGTCATTGGAAACCGGAGGCAAACCCCTTGCTTATGTTACCCCCCGGAGCGTTAATGTAGGGACAAAGGAGGGCGCAAAATGGGAAAAAAGGGCTACACTGGTCCCCTCCCCTTATGGTGAACTTTTCCTCAGGATACGATCAAGGCAAATAAGGTATGCAGACAACCCGGTTGTCTGTTATGAAGGGGACACCTTTGAGCCCTACCTTGATGCTGAAGGGAACAAAAGGATTAACTACCGTGCTGTTATCCCACGCAAAAGCACCCGGATTGTTGGTTCATTCATTAAGATTACCAAAATTGACGGCACTATTGATTATGAGTTTCTGACTGAGGAAGACGTTGCCCGGTTCAAAACGGCCTCAGAGAAAAACAACAAAAGGGGCAATACAGACGGCAAAGCAAATGATCTGTACACCTCAAACAACGGACAGATTGACCCGGGGTTCCTTGCCGGTAAGACAATCAAACATGCATTCCGGGCCTATCCAAAAGTAAGGGTTGCCGGTGCGGCCACAATGACTGAGGACCAGATTGAGCAGGAGTTTAACGCAATGGCAGTTTATGGCCTGAATCCTGACAGCCCGGCCGTTCAGTCGGTTAAGCAGGAGCAAACAGCAGAGGATTTTGAGAATGAGGAATCCGTAAATATTGCTCCGGAGGCTCCGGCCACAGCACAAGTTGAAGCCAATTCAGAAACCTTTTAACAACAGCAACAATGAACACAGAGAACGCAATGGTGCCGGCTACCAGTAGCACAGCCGTAGAACTCCCTGCAAACTTGCAGGAAATTATGGGTAATGCCTCAAACATTCTGAATGACAACCGGGCCCGGGTCCAGAGAGCCAAAGAAGCAGGACAAGCCCTGTTGGAGCGTATGGAGGCCGGGATGGATGAATCAGTTTACAATCAGGGGTTGGAATTTCTGTCGAAAATCCGGAAAACTATTACCCTGATGAATGAAACCCGGAAACCGGTCACTCAGATCATTGGAGAGGTCAGCAAAATGTTTACAGGACTGGAGGCCGACATTGACCCAAAGGGTAAAACCACAATCCCGGGAGCAATTCAGGTGAAACTTGATGCATTCGCAGCAGAGTTGGCCCGGAGAAAAGCAGAGGAAGAACGGTTGGCAGCCCTGAAACTGGCAAAGGAAAAGGCAAAAATTGAGGTCCGGGCCGATTTTGAGGTAAAACTAAATCAGCACTTTGTTTCCTACATGCAGTCGGAAATTGATGCACTGAACCGCTATTGGTCCGGGGTGACACTGGAAACCTTTGATGAAGTTACTAATGAAATCCTGAATTTCAATATAGACTTAAATGAGAATGCGTTACGGAATATCAAATATTCTGCAAACACCCTACATGTCACCCCGGCAGAGGTAACGGAAATCATGGAGGCAGTCATTACTGAGAAATTCCCGGATTTCCGGAATAAGTACCGGGAGGCTGTCCACCAAAGGAGGGATGAAATAACGCTTGTATTCAATTCCCGGAAACTGGAGTTGAAGGAAATTGCCTCAGCAAGTGAAGCGGAGGCCCTGAGGTTGCGGCAAATTGCAGAGGAAAGGGAAAGGGCTGAACAAGCGGAAACCCTCCGTAAATCGCAGGAAATGTTGGATAAAGCCAATGCACAAACTGAGGTTGCCAAAAATACAGCAGCCGTTGAAACACTTTTCGACATTGCCGCCACTGTTGCAACCCCGGCCGTGAAAATCAAGGAGCAAATTTCAATCAATGTTAACGGTCCAGCAGGTTGGATGGCGGTACTGGCATTCTACTTTGAAAAGGAAGCCAAAGGAATGACCTCGGACCAACTGGAAAAGAAGTTTGGTTTTGCCCGGAAGTTCGCAGAATCCTACTTTGACAAGCATGGTGAGGAAATCAAGTCGCCTTATTTGACTTACACCAAAACAGCAAAGGCAAAATAATGGACCTGTATTATAGCAGACCGGAAGTATCAAACTCGGACCTGTCGGCACTGGATGATTATTTCAAAGGTGCCGATGGAGCCGACCCAAACCGGGAAAATGCGTACCGCTTGGGTGGTTTGATTGATGCCATGATTACGGAGCCGGAAAAGGTAAACCACTACAAACTGACTTTTGGGGATACCGTTTGCACAAGGGAGGAGTTTGAGTTGGCTAAGGAAATGCGAAAGGCATTTATGAGGGACCAGTTTGCAGTTGGATTGCTGAAGGCCTCCGTACCTCAAAAAGTGTTTGCTGATGAAGTAAATCTTACCTATGGAGATTTCCCCTTTTCCTTGTGGATGCGCTGTAAATATGACCTGTGGGCCCCTCCCGGAATAATCGGGGGGGACCTCAAAAGCACAACAGCGACCACGCAAGCGCAGTTTGAGGATGCAATCAGGCATTTCAGCTATGACCGTCAAAGGGCTGTTTATATGACCCTATCTGGAGCCAAAAAGGATGTACTTATTGGCGTATCAAAGAAAAATTTCAAGGTTTTTAAAGTATTCATTGACCGGGAGAGCGAGTTGTTTAAATCCGGTATGGAGAAATTCACAGACCTTGCTTTTAAATGGTGGACTTTATTTTGTTAAACAAACTTTCAAAAATGGAAAAACAATTATTTGCTGAAATGCCCCCAAAAGGGCGGTTGGAAATGCTCCGGGACAATGCCGATGCAATTGAGGAAATTGGTTACATGAAATCGTTCAGCCCTGAGTTGCTTGACGGCATGAAGGATGAACTGGTTCACTCAACTATTGCACTGACAGAACTGGAGCAGGAGTTAAAGACTATTCAGGAGGACTATAAAAACCGTATGGCCCCACTGAAAAAGGCCGTTGCCCTGAATGCTAAGTACCTGAAAGAAAAGGCAGAATACATTAAGGAGCCCTGTTTCAAAATGGTTGACCATGCAGCCGGAGAGGTTGGTTATTACAATGGCGAAGGGGAGTTAATCCTTTCACGCCCGGCCAAACCAGAGGAAGCACAACGGACAATCCTGAGTATGAACAGGTCAACAGGAACCGATTATTAACCCTTAACAACCAGTAAGAAAATGGAAACACCAAAATTCAAATTTGAGGCCCCGGGAGTATATCACATTTACGAAGGCAAAGCATTCGACCAGAAACCGCCAGTACCCTTGATTGTGAACGGTTTGATTACGGCCCCGGCTGATTTCTTAATCAAGCGAAGCCCGGCCCCGGGAAATACGATTGTTAAGCACAACCTGACAGCCGGCAGGATTGAGTTACTGATTGATGAAAACAGCCCTTATGCTACAAAGATCACCGGTGAAGTTCGTAAGAACCCGAAATTCACAGCATGGGGTATCAATGAGAACAGGGAGTATAACACCTTTGAGTTGGCTGACAAGATCAAAATGAACCGGCATTTATTTAGCAAGGTAGAGGTTGCCATGAAACTGGTCACGGAGTTGAAAAATTTCAAGATGAAACTTGACCGTGAGTTGGAAGCCTCAAACAATAACCGGGGCACAACCAAAGCGATGGTTGCTCAGACAATCAAGGAAAACAATATTCCGGAATCGTTTTCAATCCGGATGGCTGTATTTGAGAATGAACCCCCGGCAGAAATCAAGGTTGAGATATACATTGATGCCAACACAATGCTGTGCCAGTTAGTTTCCCCCGATCTGGAGGCATACATTGAGCAATACACCGAAAGCGCAGTTAACACGCAGTTGGCCCGGATAATTGAATTTAATCCCGCAATTCCTGTGTTGGCTGTCTAAGCCCCCTCCCCTTTTGAATTGCCATAGTGGTATAAAAAAATTACCACTATGGTAATTTCAAAGACTTAAAAACTTACATTTGCAACAGACCTACACAACAGCAACAACCAGTAAAACAGTTATTTATGACAATTAAAGAACAAGGAAGGGACTTTATAATCAAGTTCACTTTTAATCCCCGGCTTGTCAATGCGGTCAAAGCACTCCCCGAAAGGAGGTTTAACTACCATGACAAATCTTGGTCTGTGCCGATTGAGCACCGGGAGGAGATTGAAAAGTTTGCCCGGAGGTATAATTTCGACATTTCAGGAAAGCCGGAAATGGTTGTACCAGAATTACCCCCTTTGCCGGATTTAGGTATTCATATACCCCTGAAAAGGCCCCTATATCCATACCAGAGGCAGGGCGTTGCCTATGCAATTCAAAAGAAAAGGCTGATAATCGGGGACCAACCGGGGTTAGGGAAAACAGGACAGGCAATTGCCGCCCTTATTGGTGGGGAGGTAAATGGAGAAAAGGCATTCCCGGCCCTTGTCATTTGCCCGAGTTCGCTGAAAATAAACTGGCAAAGGGAGTTTGCCTTGTGGTCCGACAAAAGGGCAATAATCCTCAATGACAAGGTAAAAACTTCGTGGCCGCTTTACCTATCCTCCGGGATGGCTGATGTGGTGATTGTCAATTATGAAAGCCTCCGGAAGTATTTCATTCAGGAGATAATGATGGCAACGGATGGCAGTTTCAGACTGAAGGACATAACATTCCGGAACTCTATAACAGCATTCAAATCGGTGATAATTGACGAAAGCCACAGGGTCCGGAATACCGGAACTCAGATTGCAAAATTCGTCAAGGGAGTTTGCATTGGGAAGGATTATGTAATTGCATTGACCGGAACCCCTGTTATAAATAAGCCAAAGGACCTGATTAGCCAGTTGGGTATCATTAACCGGCTGAATGAACTCGGGGGATGGAAAGGCTTTGTTACCCGGTATTGCTCCGGGGAAACAGAGGCAAGCAACCTGAAGGAGTTGAATTACAAGCTGTCAACAACCTGTTTTGTAAGGAGGGATAAAAAGGACGTGCTGAAGGACCTCCCGGACAAAATCCGGCAGGAGGTAATTTGTGAGATTGACAACAGGAAGGAGTACACTGAGGCTGAAAATGACCTGATAAACTACCTTGTTAAATGGAAAAATGCCACGGATGAACAAATTGAAAAGGCAATCCGGGGGGAGGTCATGGTAAGGATTAACATACTGAAAAATATTTCAGCCCGGGGCAAAATAAATGACGTGTGCGAGTACATTGATGATATCCTTGAATCCGGGGAAAAATTGGTCCTTTTTGGACACTTGCAGGAAGTTTTGAAGAAGATTGCCGGCAAATATGGCCCCCGGGCTGTGATGATCACCGGGGAGGTTTCACAGAAGGACCGGCAGCATAATGTGGACCGATTCCAGAAGGACCCTGAATGCCAGTTGGCAGTTTGCTCAATCAAGGCAGCAGGAGTTGGATTGACCTTGACAGCAAGTTCCCGGGTTGCCTTCATTGAACAATGGTGGACAGCAGCAGACCACGATCAGGCAGAGGACCGGGTTCACAGAATTGGTCAAAAAGACAGCGTTACGGCAACCTATTTCCTTGGTCGGGATACCATTGACGAAAAGGTTCATGAAATTGTGGAAAGCAAAAGGGGAATAGCCAAACAAGTGACCGGGAGCAATGAAGAAATTCCGGTTGACACCCTGAGGGCGTTTGCAGAATTGATGCTAAAAAACAGATCAAATGGGTAGGATTGACAAAAATAATGCAGACTATTTCCCCCACCTGACAACCATGCGTAACCACAGAAAGGTTAAAATGATACGCAACAGGTTCGGGGCTGTATTGGGGTATGCATTCTGGTCCATGTTACTGGAATACCTGACAGAACAGGATGGTAATGAGTTCGAGTGGTCTGACAACGAAATTGAAATGTTTGCGGCTGAGTTAGGGATTGATCAGGGCAAGGCAAAGGAACTATTTGAATATTGCATTCAAAAGGAATTGTTGTTCGTCCGGGATGGATTCATACACAGCCAGTCACTTGACATCTACCTTGCACCGGTTTACGCTAAAAGGCAATACAATAAGGTCAGGGCCTCAGAAGCAAGGCAACGCAAAAACAGCGCAAAGGAAAGCCCGACAACAACCCCGGAGCCAAAACAGGACCCCAAAGCCCCGGAGGTTAAGCCACAGCCCCAGACACCTCAAAACAATACACCGGCCCCGGATTCCACGAAAGCCCCGGAAACGGCCCCGGAGGAGGTTATTGAGGTAGAAGTTATTGAGGATGGAGAGCAAAAGCCCGAAACGCCTGTAATTCTATTCCCAAAAGGTGGTAAAAAGAAGCCCGGGCCGCCAAAAATACAGTTTGCGGAAAACGTAAAAATGACTGAAGCGGAATACTGTATCCTGGTCAGTGATCATGGTGAGGGCGCAACCCGGAGAATGATTGAAATACTGGATAATTACAAGGGCTCAAAGGGAGTAACCTATAAATCAGATTACAGGGCCATACTCAGTTGGGTTATTGATAGGTATAACAAAGAACAAAACAATGGCAACAACGTCAAAAGCCTTGCAGACAAGGCCAAAACAGCAGACAGCCTTATTAATTCAATGTTCAGCAAATAAGGACATTAGTGAGTTGATGATTGCAGAAAAAGGGTTGACATTGGACCTTGCAATCAAATCCACACAAGTTCAGGCATTAGTTAAACAGCTTGGAGAAAGGGACCTTTTGAAAGCTGTGACCGGAGCAATAATATTGGCCGGGGAATATTTCAACGTAAAAGGAGGCATATCAGAAACTCAGGCTGTGCAGACAGCAGCCCTGTGGATTGAGCAGTACCCGATGGAAACATTTGAGGACCTGTTGTTGTGCTTGAAAAATGCCAAACTCGGGAAATATGGTACCGTGTACAACCGGATTGACGGCCAGACAATATTTGAGTGGTTCCGTAATTATCTGGATGAGAAATATGAACGGTTTGAGCAAATAAAGAAACAGGAAAAACTGGATGCTCAGAACGATGCTGATGTATTTGTTGGCCTTGCCGCCAAAGTGTTGGCAAGCAAAGCAGCCCCCGGGCCCTCCCCTGAACGCATGACGTATGAAACACATTTCCGGAAATTCAAGGAAATGCTATGTGGATTGACTGAAGCGGAATTGAAGGAGGCAAAGGAGTATTACACCAAAAAGGACAAACAGACTTTTAACCATGGGTTTCAGGAATATATTGACGCAATTGATGAAGCCCTTAAACTTTTTTGATATGAACCAGTGGGTACTTGACCAAAAGGCCAAACTTGCCGTTGCAGAGAAAAAACGGTCTGCAATACACAAAAAGATTGAGGCCGCCACAACCCCGGAGGAGTTTGTAAAACTGTGCTCAGAACTAACCTCCATTGACCTGAAAATTGATGCACTCCGGGCACGGATAAAGGGGAAGTGGGGAGTAACCGGGCCGGAAACCTTCACAATGAATACTCAATGACTACCTGTAAAATATGCGGCAAAGTGTTAACGGACCCGATTTCCGTTACCCTTGAAATAGGGCCTATTTGTCGAATGAAAGGTAAAGAAAAGGAAAGCAAAATGAAAAACGGAAATCTATTCAGCAACAGATCAGAGTTCACTTATGGAGTGACTGGAAACATACTTTGGATTCGTGACCTCGGGGGAATGAAATCTGTGACTAATGACATTGAGGCTGTCATTGATGATATCCTGAAGGATATTGCCATTGAGGGGAAAAAGATCATGTACCGGGACAGCATGGGTATTTGGGATGAAGTCCGGGCCGATGTTTCAACCGGGAGGGCCAGAAACGTGTCTTTTCACAGCATTGGCGAAAGGGACATGAATAAGGCATTGCACGTAATTCAACACAGATAAAAACCTAAAAACAACAGCAACAAATGACACTACACGAGTACAAAAACCAGATCGAGCCCAAAAGACAACCGGCGTTTTCAGTGGTTGTAAAACGTTCAGAATGTGAATCTATCCACAAAACGAAATCCGGGGAATTGGTAACACTTCATTTCAAATACAAACACATTGACAAGGAGTATTTCAATTATTTCGTCCCGGAAGGTGAAACCGGATTCTGGACAACAGACGATCATGGAAACAAACAACACGCTTCAGTTTTCAGATTTGAGAGGGAAAGCAATGGCTAAAAAACAATCCAGTTTATTCCCGGAGGAAACCGGAGGCCCAAATTGTCCAGTGACCTGTCCAAAATGCAGTATGCCACTGGAGGAGGAAACAACCGTTTGTTGGATGTGCAGTGAACCGATTATTACAAAGATATCGGAGGAGCAAAAGCAGCAGTTGACAAATGCTTGCCTGAAGGATATTGTTAAGCTGTGCAACCGGACAACCCCCGGGAATACCTCCCATAATATTGCCGCTATCCGGGCAATGGCGTTACAAACATTAAGCATTTTGAGCAATGATTCAAAGTAGCCTTGAATACAGATTTTGGTACCGGATTATTGTGAAACAGAAACCGGGTGACTATCCTATAATTGAGGACCTGAGTTGGTCCGGATTGCCGTTCCATACCAGAATGAAATTTAACTGGTATTTCCGTTACCGGGCCGCCCTGCTGCAAGTGAAATATCCCAAACATGAGGTTATGCAGCATTGGGGAAAGGAGGAACCAACCGAACAACAAAAGGCTGACAGCCTCAGGAATAAGATCAGAGCCAAAAGGGGAAAGATCACAGAAATACAGCGCAAGTTAGCGATGGCCCGGGACAAGTGGGCTGAAATATTCCCAATTGAGGAGGATACGTTGTACCTGAGGGCCGTTGAGAAACTGAACCGGCTGAAACGTGAATTGAAGGAAATGGAGGAAGCTGTATGCCAGTAGATTACAAGGAATATCCGGAAAACTGGTTCACTGAAATCAGACCGGTAGTATTGGCCCGGGATGGCAACAAATGTGCGTTTTGCGGAGCCCCAAACCACGCAATCATTTACAGGGAGAAAAACAAGCCCGGGATTAAGGAGGAGTTGCCATGAATGAAATAGTGATTATAGTTGACTGTTTGGGGGAGCCGGAACACTTGAAGCCGACACCCATGCGTATAATCAATAAAATTTCCCCGATTGAGAAAACAGGTAAAAAAAAGCGAAAAGAACGAAGGTTAAAAAAACGGAAAGGAGGCCGAAAATGAAGGTAGCAGTATTTGGGAGCCGGACCCTGAAGGATGAAAGGGTTAAGGTCATTATTCTGGAGAAAATCCACGAACTGAATGCAAGCATGATCGTAACAACGCAAGAGCCCTCAGGCGTTTGCGAAGTTGCTCAGAGGGTAGCCAAAGAACATGCTATTCCCTTGGAATTACATTTTCTGAATTTCAAATACCTGAGGGGGGCGTTTGAGCACCGGAGCAAAGAGGTGGTAAGGGTATCGGATTACTTTATCATTATCCATGATGGCGAAAGCAAAGGGACGGCCAATGAGTTGAAAATGGTTAAGAAATCCGGGAAGCCCTATCATTATGAGATACTGAAGCCAGAGCCACACCAGAACAACGTTGGTTTCAATATAATGAAGGAATGGACCCTGACAGAGGATGAAAAGGAAAGCGAACAGTTTACATTTGATTTTGAAGAATGAAAGGAAAGCCAGTAAGCCCGGGCAATTGTGACCATTATTTCCCGGTTGTCAGATCAGGGAACAAATGGACTTTTGGCCCCTGTGAATTTTGCGGAGTAAAGAAACCGAAAGCCAAACTAAAGACCAAAAAGAAGGAGGACCCGAATGCCGCAATATTTGTCAAAATGGTCAAAACTCAGTTTGGACTGGATATTGTCCCGGAGTATAAATTTCACGCTCAAAGGCAATGGAGGATTGATTTTGCAATCCCCGGGAACAGGGTTGCAATTGAGGTTGAAGGGGGCCGGTTTAAAAAAAGGGAATACACCGACAAACAGACCGGGGAGAAAATAACCGCTGTTGGAGGTAGGCACAACTCCGGAACCGGATTCCGGAACGACATGGACAAATACAACCATTTGTCATGCCTCGGGTGGTTATTGATCAGGACCACCCCGGAGGACCTTATTACAGCCAAAACACTTGACAATATCAAAGAATGCGTCAAAATGAATGAACATTGGTCAAAAATGGCCCCTTTTTAGGCCTAAATTGTTACCATGATGGTTATTTTTGTACTAAATTTCTCAAACTATGCAAATAAAGAAAATCCCTATTGCAAAACTCCAATTGAACACCGGCCAGATTGAGGGACTGCCAAAGAACCCCCGGATTAAAAAGAGTGCGGAGTTTCGTAAGTTGATGAACTCAATCAAGGAGGACCCGGAAATGTTAGAACTCCGGGAACTGCTTGTAATACCTTACAAGGATGATTTTGTTGTCATTGCCGGGAACATGCGACTGATGGCAATGAAAAGCCTGTCATTCACGGAAGCCCCCTGTAAGATACTCCCGGAGGACACCCCTGTTGAGAAACTGAAAGCAATCACAATCAAGGATAATGTTTCTTATGGTGATTGGGATTGGGAGTTGCTTGGTGAGGATTGGGACATTCCGACACTGGAACATTACGGTCTGGACGTGCCGGATGCAATCAAGGATGAAGAAGATTTTCACAAGCAGTTTAAAAAATACAATGATCAGAATGCTATTTACCCACTGGTGCCGGAGTTTGAGGAGTTCAATGAGGTATTTATAATTGTTTCCTCAAATGAGATTGATGCTAATTGGCTCCGTGAAAAACTTGGTCTGCAGAAAATGAAATCCTACAAAAGGGATGAAGTGAAAAAGAGCAATATCATTAACATTAACGACCTGAAAAATGTCCTGTAATATCGTTATTCCTTCACACAAAAGGGCCGACCGGGTTTCTACAATTCAGCTTGTAAGCAATCCAATATTGTGCGTGGCCGAAAGCCAGAAGGATGAATATGCAAGGCACAACCCCGGGGTGGAAATCGTTACACACCCGGATTCCGTTGTTGGGCTGATTCCAAAACGAAATTGGATGCTAAAGCACTTCAGGGAGTTGTTCATGTTGGATGATGATATCATGTTTTGCCAGAGCCTCCACAAACAGGTTTCAAACAGCCAGATCAAGGACCCGGAAAAGGTCCGGCAGATCATTGAAAACCTGTATCACCTTGCAAAGGACCTTGATATAAAATTGTTCGGATTCAATAAGAACCCACGCCCAGAACAGTTTGACGTGTTTGAACCGATTACCCTCAGGCAGCAGATTACCGGCTGTGCTTATGGAGTTATTGATGATGGTGAACTGTATTGGCCGGAGGAACTGAAACTGAAAGAAGATATCTGGATTTCCTGTTATTGTAAGTATCTGAACCGGAAAATCCTGATTGATAACCGGTACAACTTCGCACAAAAGGACACCATGAGAAACCCCGGGGGCCTGAGTGAAATCCGGAACTCTCAAACGGAAATGGAATCTATCCTGTACGTGAAAAAACATTTCGGGGATTCTATCCGGCTGAAAAATTCACAGCATAAGGCAGAGAACAAAAAAAAATACAATATAACGACAACTTTCAGGTTTTGAAATTTGGATATATAGTTGAAATGAACTAATTTAATGTTGTGAAAATGAATAACATAAACCTATACACAACAGCAACAAAATGGACAAAACACTAAGAACAATCAAGGGGTACGATTTCCACGAATGTACTTCAGCAATGCAAAAGGCAATCCGGAGGGCTGATGCCGCAGTTGCCGGTTATTTCGCACTGGAATTGTGGCATTCAGGATACTGGAATTACGTCTGGAAAAGGCTTTTCACGATTTCAGCAGAGGATTGTCATGGATTGATAACAAAGGAAATTGAAGCCCTTTACAATGGCTATATGCTTGTTAACAAGGGAGCGAAAACACACAAAGGGAGGATATTTATTTCCAAAGCTGTCATTTTGCTGTGCCATGTTGCCAAAAGCAGGGATGCAGATCATTTGCAATGTATCATTTATGACAAAGACATGGTTGATGCTGATTCATTTCTGGAGGAAGTCAGGCAGGAAATGAAACCGATTCCGACCTATGCGTTTGACTGCCATACACAAACAGGCCGGAGGATGGGTAAAACTAAGGAGGATTTTTTCAAAGAGGAGTTTAACGCCCTTTCCCCGAAGCAATTAGGCCTGTTTGATAACTTGATTTAAAACTTGATAGGGCAACCAGATTGCCCTTTTTTTTGGTTGGTAATACGTTTGAAAATACGTTGAATTATGAGTAGGAACAAAAACACTACCAGACAGAATAAAAAGCTGTTGTTGGAGGCACTTGAAAAGACCCTTGGAGTGGTAAGCACCGCCTGTAAACTTGCTAATGTCAGCCGGGGAGTATTTTATGAGTATTATAACAAGGATGAAAAATTCCGGCAACAGGTTGACGAAATTGAGCAGATCAGTATTGATTTCGCAGAGAGCCAGTTACTAAAGCAGATCAAAGGAGGTAACACCACGGCAACAATATTCTATCTAAAGACCAAAGGCAAGGCCCGGGGATACGTTGAAAAGCAGGAGGTTGGATTGACCGGAGAAAACCCCTTTTTGGAGGCAATGAAGGAGGCCAGTAGGTTAAGGAGGGAGGAACAAAAGAATGGACAAGACTGAGTTTGCCCGGAATATCCTGTATTATCAGGAGGACTGGTGCCGGTTTGCCCGGGACATTCTCAGAATACAGTTGGACCCTCAGCAGGAGGCAATTCTAAGGGGAGTTCAGCAGAACAAAATGGTATCAGTAAGATCGGGGACCGCCCGGGGGAAGGACTTTGTTTCAGCAGCAGCAGCCCTGTGTTTCCTGTACTTGACACCAGATTTTGACGAAAAGGGGGAAATGGTTGCCTCTACCAAAATAGCGTTGACGGCCCCAACAGGAAGGCAGATCAGAAACATTATGATTCCAGAGATCAGCAAAATGTTTAACAGGGCTAAATTTCTACCGGGGAAACTTATGGCTGATGGAATCCGGTTTGAGTATTACAAAGACTGGTTTCTGGTGGGATTCAAAGCAAGCGATTCAGCAGAATCATGGTCAGGATTTCACGCTGTTAATACTATGTTCGTGATTACTGAGGCCTCCGGGATACCAGAAACAATTTATGAAGCGATTGAAGGTAACTTACAACAGAACTCCCGGATGCTATTGGTATTCAACCCAAACGTGGTAACAGGGTATGCAGCCAATTCGCAGAAATCCCCCCGGTTCGCTAAATTCCGTTTGAGTTCGTTGGATGCGCCAAACGTGCTTGCAAAGAAACTGATATTCCCGGGACAAGTTGACTATGAGTGGGTATGTGACAAGGTAAGATCATGGTCAACCCCTATTCAGGAGAGTGATTTCCTTGAATCTGAGGGTGATTTCAGGTTTCAATTGCCGGATGAACCGGAAAGGCTATACCGGCCAAATGACCTGTTTAGGATTAAGATTTTGGGGATGTTCCCGAAGGCCGGGGAGGACAATCTAATTCCAATTGACTGGATTGAGTTGGCAAATCAGAGGTGGTTGGAAAAAATGGAGTTCCTTGATCAGGAAAACCTTGGACCGAAACGGTTAGGCGTTGACGTGGCCGGGATGGGCCGGGATTCCAGTGTATTATGCCACCGACACGAAAGCCTTGTCTGGAAGTTTGACGTTCATTTTGCGGCAGGGAAAGCAGATCACATGAACATTGCCGGGATGGTTGCAAATTATCTCAAAATAAACCCTGAAAACAAGGCATTCATTGACACCATTGGAGAGGGAGCCGGGGTTTACAGCCGTTTGGAGGAGTTGGGGTTTGAGAATGCCATATCGTGTAAGTTTTCTGAAGGGGCAAACGGCCTGAATGACATTACCGGAGTGTACAAATTTGCCAATATGAGGGCTTATTTGTTTTGGGCTGTCCGGGATTGGCTGAACCCTGCCAACAAAAAGGATGCATGTTTGCCCCCGGATGATCAGCTAATGGAGGAAGCCACAGCAATCAAGTGGAAATTCCGGTCCGATGGCTCCATAATCATTGAACCTAAGGAGGATATTAAAAGCCGGTTAGGGAGGTCCCCTGACAAGTTTGATGCGCTTGCAAATACTTTTTACCCTGCAGGTGAAAATTCGGTTGACTTGTCCACAATATTCTATTAGCTTTGTGCCCATGATGGTAACTTTTTTAAAATGACAGAAATAAACCTGAACACAGCAGCAGCAGCAGAGGCCGTTAAGAAGGTCACAAGCTACAAGAGGCAAGTTGACATTTCAAAACTGAAAGGGGAGTATGACCCTGAAGGTCATGCAGTAATGGACCTGACAAAGAGGCCAAATAAAAAAGTTGCAAGCAAACCCGGCCAAACAAAAGAGGTTCCGGTTGCAAGGCTCCCACTGTCATTTCAAAAGATAATTGTAAACCGGGCACAGGCATTCCTATTCACAAACCCTGTGGCAGTGAAACTGGAAACAGAGGACCTGACAAACAAGGATGCTGTTACGCTGTTGGAAATGGTGAAATACATTCTAAAGAAAAATAAGGCTAACAGCCTTAACAGCGAAATTGCCCGGACATTATTCAGCCAGACAGCCGTTGCTGAATATTGGTATCCGGTGGAGGATGCAACCTTTTGGAAAAAGTTTCTAAAAAAAACCAAAACGGATGCTCAGGCAGGGTCAAAATTCCGGTTGCGCTGTATGCTGTTTTCTCCATTCGCAGGGGACACCCTGTATCCTGTTTTTGACCAGTATAATGACATGATTGCCTTTGGTCGTGGGTACACCATTGCTCAGGATGGAGTAAAAACGGAATACCTTGACTTATTTACCCCGGAGAGAATCCGAAGGTTTAAGAATGACAAAGAAAAGGGGTGGATAGTTGAAAGCGACCAACCCAATATCCTAAATAAAATTCCTATTGTTTACTATTCTCAGGATGAAACTGAATGGAGTGATGTTCAACACTTGATTGAACGCCTTGAAACCCTGTTATCAAACTTTTCAGATACAAACGACTACTTTGCAGCCCCGATGGTAAAGGTGAAGGGAAAAGTAACCGGATTCGCTGAAAAGAACGACACCGGCAAGGTGATCACAATATCCGATGGTGGTGATGCCAGTTATCTGACTTGGGAGCAGGCCCCGGATGCAATCAAGTTGGAAATTGACACCCTGCAAAACTTTATTTTTTCGTTGACCCAAACCCCTGACATTTCTTTTAAGACAGTGCAGGGTATTTCAAATATTTCAGGCATTGCCCTGAAACTGTTATTCCTTGATGCATACCTGAAGGCAGTTAACAAACTGGAAGTATTTGATGAAGCGATGGCCCGAAGGCTGTCAATCCTGAAAGGATATTGCACCCTATTCAATAAAGCAATGGAAAAAGGCGTTTCTGATGTTGATCTGGAGGCTGAAATTACACCGTATATCCCGGAAAGCCTCAAAGAGGTTGTTGACATGTTAAGCAGCGCAACCGGAGGAAAGCAGATCATTTCACAGGCAACAGCCGTTGGAATGACTGGACTGGTAGAGAACGTAGATGCGGAATTAGATAAAATTAAGCAGGAACAAATTAACGAAATAGGAGAAACATTTGTATGATGACAAACTTTCAGGAGTTCAGGTGCCTTTTTTACAAAGGGGAATCTGAGAAGGGTGCGCCCCTTTACAGTGCCGGCAGAATAACTATTGACCTGAACACCGTTGTAGCATTCAACCCCTTCACAAAGGACGGACATACCGTTCTGAGGTGCATTGACGGACAAAGCTATATTGTAAGATGCGAGTATGAGGAAATGAAAGACAGGATTGAAAGTTTCGCTGTAAGATTTGAAAACTAATGGCCCGGCCAGACCCTTTTGACCTTAAACATATCAGGAACGTTGAAGCCTATGCAAAGAAAATAGATCAACTGTATTCCACTGCAATAGGGAAATTGGCTCAGATCGGTTTAGGAGTACCGGTTGGGCCGGATGAAGTATTCCGCTTTTCCAATGCCAATGCCGTAAAAGCCAGAATAAACGCAATATTCAGCGAAATGGCTAAGGGGATGGAGGCTGTTGTTTACAATGGCGTGAAAAGCCAGTGGAATTTCGGGGACCAGAAGGCAATCACTCAAACCATGCAGGGGTTAAAAGGCGTTTTATCCCGGGAGGCATTTGAGGGGATTTCAGCGCAAAAGTTTGGAGCCACTGACAAGGCCCTGCAATCATTTCTGTCCCGGAAGGATGCCGGTATGGGGTTATCTGACAGGGTTTGGAGGTACACGGAACAATTCAAGGCTGAAATGGAATTGGCCTTACAGGTCGGGGTGAAGGGTGGTACCAGTGCCCGGGTACTTGCAACCGAAATGAAACAATACTTGAAGGAACCGAACAAGCTGTTTCGCAGGGTCCGGGATGAATTTGGTCAATTACACCTGTCCAAAGCAGCCAAGGCATACAACCCGGGGAGGGGCGTATATCGGTCCAGTTATAAGAATGCGTTGAGATTAACCCGGACAGAGATCAATATGGCGTACCGGAGTGCCGAAAACCAGAGGTACCAAAGCCTTCCCTTCATTGTGGGGTATGAGGTCAGGCTATCCAACAGACACCCGGAGGTTGATATTTGTGACGACTTGAAGGGGAAATATCCGAAGGATTTCGTTTTCCGTGGTTGGCATCCTCAATGCCTGTGCCATACAGTCCCGATATTTGCCACTGAAGCCGAATATGACCGTATGGAGGAACAATTGTTGTCCGGGAAGGGGATAACACCCATTGAAGGGAGAAACGCTGTTAAAGAGCCTCCAAATGGTTTTAAGGATTGGATTGATCGGAATAAGGCCCGGGCCTCCGGATGGAGGTCACAGCCGTATTTTATCCGGGATAATTTTGCCGGGGGGATGATTCAGGGCGGTTTGCTTACCACGTTGAACCGGGACCTGAGAATTGTGCCACTGGAAAGGGACCGGATATTCATTACTGAAGCACGTAAGGCAGCCCCGGAACTGGACCTGAAATCAATGGCGTTGGCTCAGAGCATGGGAATTAATGTTACCCCTATGAACCTGAAGTCTGTTAGTAGGATTGCAGAGAAAGCCGCTAATGAATACGGAGGGGATTATTCAAGGGTGAAGGACATTGTTCGTAACACTTTTGTTTGCCCTGAATCCAAATTCAAAGAGGTATTTGCCGGGATTGACAAAAACTTTGAGGTAATCCGGAGGACTGAAAGGTTGAAGGAAACGGACCCCTTGGGTTACTCCGGCCACCTGTTGAATGTGAAAATCAAGGGAGGGGCAACCGGGGAAATTCAGGTCAATACTCCGCAAATGATTTATGGCAAGGATTCTGAAAAGAGTGCAAGGGCTATTCTCGGGGATGATCTGTTTGAAAAGATCAAGCGCAAAAGCGGTCTGGAGCCTGGTCTGGGTCATGACTATTATGAACAATGGAGAAACCTTAACCCATTGATTGACAGTGATGCGGCCAAAATGAGGGTTATTGAAAAAAAGGCAATAGCTTATTACACCAAAATCAGGCAGATAAGTTTGGATTGAAAAATATTTGTAATTTGTTAAATATTAACAATTTAACGTTAATTTTGCAGTGAAATGACAAGGGATGAACTTTTTGAGAAACTAAAAAAGGAGCCGGTCTATTTCCTTAATGCGTTTGAGGGGGCTGTTATCAGAACGGACCCAAAAAGGCAACAAATCTTTGTAAAATTCAAAGGAGGAAAGGAAATGCTTGCAAAGCAAGGCAGCACTGTTGTTGCTGATGCAATGATTTCAGAAAACATTATTTCCAAAGCAGAGTATGAAAAATACTAATGAAGGGCACAACGGACAAGGCTGTGGCAGTTGAAACAAACTGGTGGGATGCGTGTGGTTGAAAAGCCCGGATAGCTGAGGCAATCATTAAGTTGGTTGCCTCTTTTTTTTGCCCTCCCTTTCCAAAATAGAAAGATTTATTTTCAAAATAAGATACTTTTGTTTGCTTTTCTGGTTTCAGCGGTTTACTTTTGGCCGTGAAACCTTAAAACAGCAACCGTATGAATGAGAAAGTAATTGAACTTGCAAAGAAACTGAAGGCCCTTGCAGATCAGGGCGTTGGAGGGGAAAAGGAAAACGCAACAGCCATGTTGGAGCGACTGATGAAAAAACATGGTATTTCATTGGCCGATATTGAAGGGGACCAGATCAGGTCCCACGAACTGAAATACTCAGGAAAGGACAAACAGTTTTGCAGACAGGTGATTTCAAGTGTATTGGGGAGCCTCAGGGGGAAAGTGTTTGAATACAAATCAAGCTATTCCCGGGCAAAGGTCTTGATAATTGAATGCACTGAAGCAGAATTTCTGTTGATTGATGCAAAGATTGATTTCTACTGGAAAGCGTATCAGGAGGAGTTGGAAGTTTTCTATTCAGCATTTATTCAGAAAAATGCCCTGTGGAGAAAACAGGATGAAAATGAAAAGGAGGAAAAACAACCGTTGAACCCGGAAGAAAAGGCCAAACTGTTTAGGATGTTACAACTGATGGAAGGGATTAACTCCCACGTAATGAACCCGATGTTAACGGAAGGCGGTAATTAGGTAGAATGAAAATAAATAAGTTGATTTTTACAAAATATTTATGCTAATTTGTTGGTTATCAATTATTTAGTATTATATTTACTGTACAAACCTTAACAACAGCAACCATGAGCGAACAAAACTTTTTCCTTGCAATTACCCTCTGTCGGAGATACCACACAACCGAGATCGTAATAAACCACACCCCGGCAAACGGTGTCGTGAAACTGGACAACAGCATTCTGATAAAAAGATGCTGTGCTTCATTGACTGAGGACCTTATTGAGAATGGGTTCAGCCTTTCAATGACAGAATACGGATTATCAGTTGATAAATTTAATTAAGACAGCCCGGCCCCGGGGGACCTCCCCGGGACCCTTTTTAATAACCTTAAACAACAGCAACCATGATTACCTACCAAAAGAACCTCCGTAAATTCAGAATCGTTTCTGAAAAAAGTGAAAATTACATCAAAAGGGCAAAGATAATGAGTCCGACAGATGCAGCGAACTACATATATGACTTTTATGAGAATGACATTGAAATATATGAGAGTTTTTTTATCCTGCTGTTAAACAAGGGCAACGGCACAATTGGATATGCTAAAATTAGTCAGGGGGGAGTTGCCGGGACTGTTGTTGACCCTGTTATTGTAGCAAAATACGCAATTGACAACCTTGCAAAATCTGTGGTTTTGGCCCACAATCATCCTTCGGGGAATCTGGAGCCGAGTGAAGCAGACAAAAAGGTTACCCGGAAGATCGCTGAAGGCCTGAAATTATTTGATATTATGGTGGTTGATCATTTGATATTGGGACCTGAAAAGGGTGAATACTATTCGTTTGCCAATGAAGGGAATTTATAAGCCGGTGGCCAGTCCGGGAGCCTGATGGCAATTGTGAGCCGGTCCCGGGGACCTCCCCGGGGCTGTAAACAAACCTTAACAACAGCAACAAATGAAGCCAGAAACCAAATTTAAAGAGTTTGTCAAGGACCGACTGGAGAGAGATCGGGCGTGGCAGAAAAGGGCGTTATTGGCCCTCTATGGGTTGCAGACAAAGGAGGAACAAAGCATTCAGGGGACCGTGGAAGTGAATAACCGTGGTTTCTCCGGATTTGATGGAGAAATCCTGAGCAGTTTCGCTGTGCAATTGCAATCCCGGAACAGTTTGACTGAAAAGCAGTTCGCCTTACTGTCAAAGAAACTCCCAAAATACTGGAAACAAATTATTCAAATTAGTGACATTAATAAACTGGAAAACTATGCAGAGAGAGTTGGAAAAGCAGCAGCAGCAGTCTAATTTCATCAGTGAAAGCAGTTTGCTTATAATGATGATTGATGCAACCATGATGCAGTCAACAGCCGTCAAAGGACCGGCCGTAAAACAGCAGATCAAACAGACCTTTGAGCCCTTTTTTAACTTTGGTCGCCTACTTTCCCGGAGGCTGAAAAAGGTCCTTTCAGAAAAGGGGATTGAGGATGATTATGAGGTTGTTGCCCCCTATGTGTATGAGTGCATGCGTGAAATTACCAAAGCAAGCAACAAAATGGAGGCCCTTGCATTGCTGAAATCGTACAATGCCGGAGCCGTCAAAATTGTCAACAATCCGGAGGAGGCCCCGGAGAATACCACGGAGAGCAAACCGGTTGTTCGTGTATTGCCGATGCCTGAGAATAAAAACTACATGGCAAATGTGGCAAAATACGGATGCCACTCAGAAACATGCGCAGTTTGTGGCAAACGGACAGCCGAAAAGCTGTTTGTCCACGCAACAACAGACTGGACAGTTATCAATACAGAACAGGAGGACCTTTCAGAATACGGGTACACCAGTCAGGGCCTTTTCCCAATCGGTCCGGAGTGCGCTAAGAAACTCCCCCCGGAATTTATATTCAGGTCAGAGTAACCCGGGGGCTTCGGCCCCCTTATGTTTACTTAATATAAATAAGTTGTTTTTTGCAAAATAATTACCGTAACTTGTTGGTAATGAATATTTTGGCATTATCTTTACTGTACAAACTTCAAACAACAGAAACAATGAAAGAAGATTTAAAAAATGACATTGTGGATAATTTCCCCCCGGAGCAATTCAACCGCAAATGCAACAACCTACTGTCCAATGGTTTTGATGAATACCTGACAGTTTTAGAGGAAGGGGTTACTCACTCCATATTTACGAATACCAACCCAAAGAGTTTTTATAATCGTTGGATAGTAGACATTTACTCTGATGGCAGGGTTCAATGTTCAAAACAATAACCTTAACAACAGCAACAATGAAAGAGATCAGAAAAATGCACCGCAAATTAAGAAGGAACGAAATCACCATTCAAGAGTGGTGGGAGTTTATCAAAACTCAGGACCAGAATGAACTGAGGGAGGTCGTTGATAACAGCATGAAGGCAGAACAGAGGCTCCATGATTACAGGAACTCGTTCAGATTCCGGATGAAAATACGGAAATACTGTAACCTCCATTTATACAGCGACATTGAGCCTTGCGAAGTTGTCCGGGTAGTTTCTGAGAACTGTGTTGAACTCCGGAGGATGGATTACCGGCAAACTGTTTTCCCCTCGCAGGTCTTTATCGGAGGGTTTTCGGCCCACACTGCCGATAACTACAATCAGGAGTATGAGTACACCTCAAATCCTGAGAATCCAATTTTCAGGATTCGTTTAGGCAAAAAGGGTTGGGCCAATGGCCGGTATGTCATGAGTGACAGCCCGATCAGGTTTTATGATTACAATTTCTAAAAATATCCTCCCCGGGGACCTCCCGGGGATTTTGTTAACCTTAAACAACAGCAACCATGTTTGGAATTGAGTTTTTCCCCACACCAGAGGGAGTAATTGAACAAATGACAACCGGAATAGCCCTTGATGGCCGTGTTGTACTGGAGCCCTCAGCAGGGGCCGGAAATATTGTTTCATTCTTAAAGCGAAATGGAGCCCGGGAGGTGCTTGCCTGTGAACTGGACCCCGACCTAAGGCAGATACTTGCCGGGAAATGTAACGTTGTCGAAAACGATTTCCTTGAACTTACCAGTGACCGGGTTTCACATATTGATTTGATCATTGCCAACCCTCCGTTTTCCAGTGCTGATAAACATATCCTGCACATGTGGGACATTGCCCCGGCAGGGTGCGAAATCGTTTCCTTATGCAATGCAGAAACGGTCCGGAACCCATATTCAGCCTCCCGGAAACAGTTGGCTACCTTGATCAATCAGCATGGAGCCAGTTTTGAATTGGGGGACTGTTTCCGGAGTGCGGCCCGGGACACCAATATCAATGTTTCAATGATCAGACTTTCCAAACCGGCCAGTGAGGATTCCGGGGAGTTTGAGGGTTTTTTTCTGGAGGATGATCAACCAGAACAACAGGCAAACGCCCTGATGCCTTACAATTTTGTCCGGGATTTGGTCAACAGGTACGTTGCAGCAGTGAAACTATTTGACAAGCAATTGGACCTTGCCGTGGAAATGAACAAGTTGACAGGGCCCTTTTATTCAAGTAAAATAGCTTTTACATGCACTCAGGAGAAAAGGCCAGTTGTCCGGAATGACTACAAAAAGGACCTCCAAAAAGAGGCGTGGAGTTATGTTTTCAAAAAGATGAACCTTCAGAAATATTCAACAAAGGGCCTCCGGGAGGACATAAACAAGTTTGTTGAGCAACAGCAGGAAATTCCTTTTACCATGCGGAACATTTACCGGATGGTTGAGATTGTTATTGGAACCACTGGTCAAAGGATGGATAAGGCCCTGATGGAGGTATTTGACAAACTGACAAAGCACTATTCAGAAAACCGGTATGGAGTGGAGGGATGGAAAACCAACAGCCAGTATTTGCTGAATGAGAAATTCATTATGCCTTGGATGGTTGAAATTGGTTGGTCCGGTCAAATGAGTTTGGCTTACCGGGGAAATTATGAGATCATTGAGGACCTACAAAAGGCACTGTGCTACATAACCGGGACAAATTACGACACATGTACAAGGCTATGGGATTTCATTCACAATGAAAAACTGAGGTTCGGGGAGTTGTACCAGTGGGGGTTCTTTGAATTTCGGGGCTACAAAAAAGGGACTGTACATTTCAAATTTCGGAGCCGTGACGTTTGGGCTGCATACAACCAGAATATTGCCCGGATTTTGGGGTATAACTTACCAGAGAACCTGAGGAAATGAGAGGTAGAATAAGGACATTTCTGGTCTTGGAGGATGGATTTCAGACAACAGTGGTTGTTGGCAATGAAATCCTCCGGAACCAGATCAAAAGTTGGCCGGAAACAAAAAGGATTGAAAACCATGTGAGGGTTGACCAGTTTATCCCGGATTGGGCTATTGAACTCCCGGCCACTGACATTGTAAGCAAGCACGTAAAAAAAGGACTTAAATTGATAATGGAGTTATGAAAGCAACAATCTATCACCTGTTTGACAAAAAGAGTTTGAAACACCACTATTTTGGTTCAATCGTGGCAATATTCACGGTATTTGCCCCGGAGGATATCCAGACCACAAAAAGGGCCCTGTACAAGTTTGATTTTGATTCCGGGGATTTCCGGAATGATCACGTAGAAATATTCAAGGGGGAGGTTGTAAGGAGTAAGCATTCAGAATCCGGCAAATGATCAAAGGGGCTGTTTAGGTAGAACTACTACAAATAAGTTGTTATACTAAAAATAATTACTGTATATTGTTGGTAATCAATTATTTAGTATTACATTTACAGTATGAACCTAAACACAACAGCAGCCATGACAAAAGCCAAAGAAATTGCAGCCCTTGAAAACCTGTTAGCCATTGCCAAAACCGGGGATTCCTACATAGGAGAGTTTTTCACTGAGGACCGTATAAACCAGATGATTAACAATATCCGGGATGATTTCCCGATTGACATGCACGTTGATCTGGTTGAAGCCAAACATTATGAGGCACAAACAAGCCGCTTTACAGCAGACATAAACGAGTTGACCGGTCAGATTCAGGCCATGAAGGAGGCCCACGAACTGAAGCTAAGGGAAATCCTTGACAATATTTGTGAGAGTGGTAATTGGGCTGTGGCCTATGCAAATTTCAGCCAGAGCGAAGTAATTAAACATAAGCTGTACCGGGCTCCGGAGGAACTGACATTACATGAACGCCAGTTGTTGGCCTCAATGATCTAACAAGCCGGCCCCGGGGGAAATCCTCCGGGGCTTTTGTTTACTGAATATAAATAAGTTCATTTTTCAAAAATAATTACTTTATCTTGTTGGTATTCAGTTATTTAGTATTATATTTACTGTACAAACTTCAAACAACAGCAACAATGGAATTTATTTCAACAAATTACGAGTTCGCCCACGGCAGGAAGCCAAAGGGATACGGCCGTTGGATTTTCAAAATTACCGGTACTGATAATGAAGGCAGTTATTTGACCGAACAGGTTGAGGCAACCGGGAAACTGGCAGAGGCCCGGAGGATGGCCGTCAGGGAGTTCAAGGCAAGCAGCAACAGAATTAAAAGAATTGTAAGGGTTGAAGTTGAACCTTAAATCAAGGGCCGGGGCCTCCCGGCTAATTTACTAACCTCAAACAACAGCAACAGTATGAGCGCAAAAGCAAAAATTATCGAGATCAGGAAACGGTTGGCAGAAATGTCACCGGAGCAAAGGGCCGAAATGATTGCCCGGGCCGGCAGCATTGTAACGGTTGAAGGCCGGGCGTTATCCTCCCGGAACACGGAGTTAATTGCCAACCAGATGGATGGAGTTACCATTGTCGGAGGATTTCAGCAATGGAAAAGGGCCGGCAGGATGGTCCGGAAAGGGGAAAAGGGGTTGGCAATATGGGTGCCGGCAATGCAAAAGGGCAAAGAAGGAGAGGACCCGAACCCGGAGGATGATATGTATTTCTTTGGGGCGTCTGTTTTCGACATTACCCAAACGGAGCCCTTGGAAATGGAAGGGTAACAAAATCAGACCAGTAAGAAGCCGGGGACCCCTCCGGCTTTTCTTATGTTTACCAGTTATAAATAAGTTGTCTTTTTGAAAATATTTACCGTAACTTGTTGGTGCTGAGGCTTTTAGTATTATATTTACTGTACAAACCTTAACAACAGCAACAATGAAACTTTCAAACTGGATTGTAACGGAAATTCAAAAAGGGAATATTGATTTAGAGGACCTGTCCCGGAGTGAACTCAGGTCATACCGGAGGATTCAAAGGAGGGCCAACAGGACCAACGCCCGGGGACCACTTCAGGCCCTTTTAACATTAATTCTGTTAACCTTTTAATATTGCAGCCATGAGAGTAAAAATTATCAGCAAACTGTACGGCAGTCAGATCATTAACACTGAAAATTATTGCCCTTTCAAGGCCTCAAAAGACAGCACGTTGTTTAAGATTGTTGAGCACCTTTTCAGGGAGTGGTACAAACACAATACACAGCCCGGGGCCCCGATGGGTGACTATATCAAGGAGGCGTATTATGGAGGTTGGGAGCAGGAACCGCTTTATTCTGTTTCAGGTGCCATTAGACAGGGGATTGAGGCAGTCATTGAGGAAATCAAGGAATCCCGGAAATCGGTAGTTACAACAAAGGATATTCAGAGGATGGACGTTGAATGTGCATTCCAATAAAATAACCCGGGGCCCGGGGATATTCCCGGGCTCCATTGTCAAACCTTAACAACAGCAACAATGAGAACAATTAACAAACGTGCCGCAGTCGTTTTCAATTCAATGATCAAAAGACTGGACCAGAAAAGCAGCATAAAAATAGACAACAGCCGGGGTGCATTCATGCCGGTACACCTTGAAAAGATTGAAACTGATGTTAACCTTGCCGGGAGGCCGGTTGATATTTACAGCCTGTCACACTACTACGAACAGAACGGTGATTTAATCCCGGACCCGGACATGACTTTTGCAGTTTCTAAGGTTGATTCAGCATACATTTGGCCCCTGACTATCCAGAACCAATTTGGTTATAAAAGAGGTATTTACAGGGCTGAAAATGGTGCATGGAAAATCAATGCCAGTGAACAAGCAGATCAGGCTGTTTTCGCAGGAATGTGGTTGAAAAATATAAAGCAGCAACAAGATTTATAAAATTATTTTTCTAAACCGGCATTTATTAATTATATTTGTGTAGATTTGCAGGAAATCCAATAATTTTTGCAATATGGTCGAATATAATTGGAATGCACTAATTAAGAGACTTTTAAAGTCAGAATTAGTGAAGCGTGGCATAACCTATGAAGAGTTGGCAAACCGACTTCAAGCAATTGGAGCGCAAGAAACTAAAGCTAGTGTGGAGAGTAAAATATATCGTGGTACTTTTAGTGCGGTATTTTTACTTCAATGTCTTACCGTTATTGGGTGTAAGAATTTTATATCGGAGATTGACACAGTAAATTTCGAGGCCACTAAACCTGAAAACTTGAACAATAAATCAAATAATTAATAAAATGCTTTTCTCCAACAAAAAGTCAGGAACAAAATACATTGACATTACGGATTCACAAACTGAACCTAATGAAATTCAACTTTCTGTAATTAGCTTATTTACTGGTGCTGGAGGGTTGGATATTGGACTTGAAGAAAGTGGATTCAATACAGCAGCCTGTGTTGAATATGACCCCGATTGTCGAGAAACACTCAGGTTTAATCGGCCAGATTGGAAATTATTTGAAGAAAGTTCAAAAAAGGTGAAAGGAAAAATAAAACCGCGAATTCCTGGTGACATTCGTGATATAGGAACAACTGAACTTTTAAAGTTTTCCGGGCTATCAAAGGGACAAGTTGCTTTGGTAGTAGGAGGAGCGCCGTGCCAACCTTTTAGCAATATTGGTAAGAAGCTTGGGAAAAATGACAAGAAAAATGGTGACTTATTTCTTGAATTTGTGAGGATGGTGAAAGGTATTAGTCCCACAGCATTTATCTTTGAAAATGTAGTTGGTATAACTCAGAAAAAACACGCTGATGTAATAAATTATATTCTTGATAAGTTTCATGGTCTTGGGTATGGTTTATCATATACTATTTTAAATTCAGCAAATTATGGAGTTCCACAAAGAAGAGAAAGGTTTTTTATTATTGGTATTAAAGGAATTGAAAATCCCGCTTTCCCTTTGCCTACTCATTTTAAGGATGAAAAGGCATTTGATTCTTTCGTAAAAGACTTGGATTGCTTGCCTAATCAATCATATAAGAAATGGGTTTCTGTAAATGATGCATTTAAAAAAATACCAAAAGATCATACAAAAAGAATAGATTTTGCTGTAATGAATATCTCAGATATCGTTGCCAATAGAATGACTTATGTTAAGCAAGGAGAAAATTTCAAGGTTTTACCAATGGATATCAGGCCTGATTGTTGGAAATCAGGAAAACATCAAGGGAATGATACATTCGGTAGGATGATTGCAGATATTCCTTCGTGTACAATCAGAACGGCAGCATATAATCCTGCCAAAGGTCAATATATTCACCCATTTGAAAATCGAGGGTTGAGTACAATCGAAATGGCTTCATTACAATCATTTCCCACGAGTTGGTATTTTCGTAGAAAGGGAGGTGAAAAAATTACACTTGTAAGCGGTGGTCGACAAATAGGGAATGCCGTTCCTCCTCAGTTAGCTAAAGCATTAGGTACTGCTATTAAAAAACAGATTTTATCTACCTTGAAAAAATCTGAGAAAAAACTAGTTCCGCTTGAGTTAGAGAGTTGATTTCAAATACCTCATCAACAGCAGCTTGAGGTAAGCTGTGAACGGTTGTAATACTATGTGTTGCAACCGTTTTTAATGCAGTTCTATCCGAAGGTCCTACCCGAGTTGCAAATGCATAATACTTCAATCCAATAGGATTAATTATCCATTCTCTTGTTTGGAGATGGGTGTAAATGGCTTTCATTAAACTTCCCTCATGAGGTATTTGAAGCCTTCGATCAGGGCGAAAGGATGTTTTTACAGATATATACCCAAAAATATTGTTGAAATTGCAAGTCCCGGGAAACTTCCTGTAAATATTGTCAATAAAATAAATTATATCTGGTGTTATTTCTGTTATCGGTTCTAAATCACCTATACAAACATCAACAACATGCCTATCTATTAAAACAAAGTCTGGATTCGATGAGATAAGTTGGACAGCAGATGAAGCAAAAACTTTAGACTTCAAGTCTTGGATTAGATCGTAAAGCTTATCATTATATAACCTTGAAACATCAAATTGTGATACATTTGGGGTCAATATTGCCAAACCTGAATCCGGATTTCTAACTGCGTAGTTCCATGCTGAAATTGCTAAAAGCCACTCATACCAATCACCATGAACATTGTTAAGTGCATCCTTGGTAACAGACCTATCTCGTCTTAAAATTTCTGCATCAAATTCTGATATTAGATCAGTAATTGACTTATCAGCAGGTGGTAGAACATTATTAAGTAGGGAACAAAAAGCAATATCTTTTATTACTTGTGATTTTCCATTTCCGAGAGTTCGTATGTATGTCATTTGAAAGTTTTTTAAAATCTTGTTTCAAATTCCTTTTCTTTTTAGTTCAATTCAGGCAATGCAAATCAATTTTTTAACCCACAAAATTAAAATAATTGTTAATAAATGATAACTAATTTTAGGGTATCATTTTTTTTCTGTCACAGAAATCCGATTTCTGTGACAGCCTGTAACAGAAATGCATCAAAACATTCAGGAATAAAATCACCATTCCGGGAAAATTGCCCTTTCCCGGGGAGAAATAACCGTAAAAAGGGCCAAAAATGGCAATTTTGACACTTATTTGATATTCAAATGATTAAGGAAATATCTGTAACAACAATCGCTTTGTTGTCACAGTTTGTTACAGAAATGCAACAAATAAGATAAGATAAGAGAAAAGGAAATAAAATAAGATTATTTAGCCAAAAATCCTGAAAAAATATCTGTAACAACAATCGCTTTGTTGTCGCAGAAATAATTCTAAAAAAAAAATATTACCATGATGGTAACTTTTTGAAACAAGTCGCAGTATATTTGCAGAAATCAAAAACCTTTTTTCGGTCTTATGAAAGAAAAAATCCTCGCACAACTCAAACAGAAATTTGCAGGGGTGCCAACCGTATTACTGGGGCTGATTGCTGACAAACTTGCAGCAACGGTAACAGAAGATTCCGCAATTGAGGGAGCAGTAGCAGACCTCGAAAAATTACCTGTATCCATTCAGGATTATGCAAAGCTGTTGCAGACTGAGGGGGACCGGAGGGCCACAGAAGCAGCCACGACCAGAGAGAACAGCCTAAAAGAAAAGTTCAATTTCGTGGTAAAAACAGGTAATCCGGACCCGGGGAACCCGACCCCTCAGCCGACACCAGAAAATGAAACTCAGGTAGCCATACTGAAGTTACAGAAGGAACTGGAGCAGTTGAAACAAAAAGAACTATCAGCAGCATTCCGGGACAAGGTTGTTTCCACACTCAAAGAAAAGGGCGTAAATGAGAAATTTTTCAAAAATGCCCTGAGTATTGCCAAATTTGAAAAGGAGGAGGATATAACCACTTTCGTTGATACTGTAACGGCTTCGTGGACTGAGTTTGAACAGGAATTAACTGATCAGGGGTTGAAATCAATCCCACAACCGGCCTTTGGTAATCCAACCGACACCGGAATTTCAGCAGCAGTTAACGACTATATCCAGTCTAAGGGTACAGGCAAAGAAACCAATGCAGGGGCCTCCCCTCTTGGTGGTAAACAACTTTAATACAAACTTTTAAAAAATCGCAAAGATGCAGATTTTCAAAAGCACCGAAAACCGTCAGGTTAATGCGTTTGTCACCAAACTGGAGGATATCCCCGGGGGTGGTACAATCGCAGCAGCCGACCTGACACAGCCGGAGGTCCTTGATGGTACCCCGGTAGGCGTTGACAGCAATGGACTTTTCCACGTTGTCAAAACGGCCAAACTTACCGAAGACGTGACGAATGATGCCACTGCGTACCCTGTTGCTAAGGGACACAATTTCAAGGTTGGTGATGTGATTGCCCTGAAAAAAGGTGCAAAAGCCTCAGCCATTACTGCAATCGACACCTCAGAGGAAACCCACGACACGTTGACCGTTGGGGCCACTCTCGGAGAGGTAGCCTCCACTGGTGCTGTTATTTTTCAGGCAGCAGCAGCCACCACCGGAACCGATTCAGCAATGAAACACGCCCCGGTTGGTCTTGTAGGAACCGGATTCAGCGTAATCCCGGGGGATAACCACACCACTGACATTGTTGTTCGTGGCACTGTTAAGGAGGCCGTAATTGCCCCGATTCATGCCGATATCAAGGCCGCACTTTCACTGATTCGTTTCGTTTAACCTTTAAAAGCAAAAGGAGAGCAAAAAAATGAGAAAGTCTTTAATTCAGGGGTTGAGCGAAAAAGATATGCAGGCCGTTGTTAACACAATGAACCTGAACAATTTCTATTTCCCGACCTTGTTTCCCCTCCGGTTTACGCCTGTGCTGAACTGGAAAACCCTTGCAGGAGATAAGGGGGTCCCTGTTGCCGCTGACGTTGTTTCTTACGATGCTTCAGCACCCTCCAAAACCCGGGAGGTTGTTAAGAAACTGACTGGTGACATTCCCAAAATTGACATTAAACGTGTCATGGGTGAAAGCCGTCTGAATGAATACAACCAACTGAGGCATTATGCCGGAACCGAAGCCGGTAAAATGGAACTGGTCCGCTTCATTTATGAGGACGTGGAGTTTTGTTTCACTGGTGTTAACGCACGTCTGGAATGGTTGGCACTCCGGGCCCTTTCAACTGGTAAGATTATCCTGAGCAAATCCAACAATGCCGGAATTGTAACGGAGGATGCCGTTGATTTCCAGATTCCCACCACTCAGAAAAAGGGAGTTACCGTTGTATGGTCGGCTGCAAACCTCGCAACCGCTAAACCGATCACTGACATTAAGGCCATTGTTGCCGATGCTAAGAAAAAGGGCAAACGCCTGAAGTACGTCCTTATGGACCAGAGTACTTTTGACATTATGAGGTCAACCAAAGAGGTTGTTGATTATGCAGCCAATTGGGTCCTCCGGGCTACCGGCCTCGCACTGTCACCCACTCAGGAGAATATCAATACAGCCCTTGCAGCAGAGGGGTTGCCACAGATCAAGATCGTGGACAGCCTTGTAACTCTGGAGGGTAACGATGGAACCAGAACCGTTGTCGAGCCGTGGCAGACCGGCTGTATTGCATTCATGCCCGACACTGTTGCCGGAACAACGTGGCACGGCCCTCAGGCAATTGAATCCATTGAATCCAAAGCCATGAAGGTAAAACGTGAACACGTTATGATTCTGAAGTGGGGGACTGAGGAGCCTGTTTCTGAGGTAACAAAGGGTTCGGCAAATGCCTTCCCGGCACTGAATGACCCTGAAGCGATGTGGCTTGTGAACACCGGAGCAACCAGTTGGGGCTATTAAAAAGAGGCTTTTTTGATTGTGTGTAAGTTATTTGTGGTCAGGGTTGCTAAAGATGCTAAGGCTTCATTAAGAGGGGGGTTGCCCTGAGTATTGAGCCGGACCAATGAACCGCCCTGCCACAAATAAAGAAAATCCCAAAAAGAGGTATGACGAATATTGAAGCATTGACGGCCAGTGTAGGTTATCCGTTCACCAAACAGGAGGTTGAACTTGCATGTATCAACAGGGGGATTGCCCCGGATGCCGATTATAGTGCACCCTCCCGGGCTTTTGACCTTGCAAAGGCTGATTTATACCTTGTGGCCTACAATAAGCCCAATATCAGCGAAGGGGGGTTTTCTGTTACCCAATCAGAAAAGCAGTCTTTTCTTAAACTGAGGAAATCCATATTCAGGAAGTACGGAATTGAGGATACGTTTGCCCCGGATTCGGAGCCTGAAATTTCAAGCTGTAAGCCATGGTAAGACAGTACCCGCACGAAATCAATGAGGTTGTTGTTGCCACTCAATCTGAAATGGATGAAAATGGCAATTTCACGTCATTAGGTGACCCTGAGCAAGTTTTTGTAGGGCAGTGCAGGGCTGAGGCCAATTCCGAAGGGAAAAGGTTTGCAGGGCCGGATGGAGAGGCTTTTATTTACCAGTTTGTGGTTTACATGCCGAAGCCGGCCAGAACAATCCTCCCGGGAGCAACTGTTAAGATCAGCAGCAACGGAAGGAATATCTTTTCAGGCCAGGTAAAAAGGACACATGAAGGACTTTTAAATTTCCGGTTATGGGTCTGAAGGCAAAAGGTTCGATTTCCGACCTCCGGAAGCGGATGGAAGCAGCAAAGCGCAATGTAGAAACAGCGACCCTGTTAAGGTTGCAGAAACTTGGAGAAAAGGCAGTAAAACACGCTAAAAGCATACCGCCAGAAACCGGTTTCAGGGACCAGACAGGGAACCTGAGGAGTTCAATGGGGTATGCAGTCTATCTGAATGGCAACCTGAAAACACAGTCTTTTGATGGTGACAATGAAGGCATTCAAAAAGGGGCTGAGCACTGCAAAGCTGTTGCGTTGGATTATCCCTCCGGATGGCTTTTGGTGGTTGTTGCCGGGATGGAATACGCCCTTGCTGTTGAATCCAGAGGCCGGGACGTGCTTACGTCAGCAGAACAATTGGTCTGGAAGGAAATGCCGGGAGAAATGCAGAAGTTGAGAAATGCAATTAAGAGGGCCAAATTATGAGGACAAACATTGATGCACTGAATATTGTCTGGTCCGTATTGAACGGCTCCCCTCTTAAATCAGCAATTGATGGTAAGATTTACAAATCAAGCCGGCCACTCAATTCTGACAAGGAGGACGTTGTAATTAATGCCTTGCCAATTTCCCCCGGGATACCTCAGAGGTGCATTGTGAATGTGAACATTTACACCAGAAATCTGAGCCTGAACATTGGTGGACAGCCGGACAATACCATGCCTGACATTGTAAGGATGAACACGTTGGCCGGCCTTGCTATTGCAGCACTTGATGAAGTTTCCGGAGATCAGTATTATTTCTTTGTTGAGCAACAGGCCACAATCAAGGAGCCTGAACTATTTCAGCATTACATTAACATTAGAACTGAGTTTTTTTTCACGCATTAACACCCTTTAAACATGGCAGAACGTAGAAGTATAGGCTTGAAATCAATCAAGGTTGGTGATATCGCTGTTGATGGCGGTATGGGAACCGTGCTTGCGGCCCTTGGTTTGACTTTTGAGGGCACAGCCACCCTCACTCAGGAGGACCCTGAGGTTACTCCCTTTTATGCAGAGGAGAATGACGACCCGGTTGAAATGTTATCCTCAAAAGGTGACACCAAACTGGAGTTCGCAATTATGGACTTTACCCCCTCGGTGATGGCCGAAGTGTTGGGAGGAACCGTTACCGGCACAGGTGATGCCGCAGTATGGAACGCCCCGGAAACAATCCCCACAATTGAGAAATCAATTGAAGTTGTTACAAGGAAGGACGTGAGAATCCAGATTCCCCGGGCCAAAATTGATGCCAAAATTGACATGAATCTTGGTAAAAAGGAAATGGGTTTGATCAGAATTGTTGCAACGGCCCTGAAGCCCACCAAAGCCGGGGAGGCTCCAATCAAAATTGACAAGGTTGTTGTGTAACAGTAAGTTAAACCTGAAACCCTCTCCGGAGGGTTTCTTTACTTTGTGCCATTATGCAGCAGAATGATGCTATATTGAGCGAAAGCCGGGCGGTTGATACAATGCTTGATGAAGGTTTCAAATTCACTCTGGAGGCAAAGGGACTTGTAAGGCTATTCGGTAAAAAGACTTACCGTTTTCATGTTAAGCAGCCCTACCTTGGAACCCTGTTGTTGATTTCCCGGGAGTATCTGAAAATCCACCTTGACGAAACAAAGCTGTCTGATGAAGCCTACCAGAACAGTTACATGCTTGTACCTGAGAACGCCAAAAGGCTTGCCTTAATCGTTGCTTATGCCATACTGAACAGCCCCCGGAAGATCAAACTTTTTGCCCCGGCCCTATCCAGATGGCTGATGTGGAAAATGAATCCAACCAAACTTTTTCAGGTGATGGCGTTCACTGTCATGATCTGCAATGTAGCGTCTTTTACGAACTCTATCAGATTGATACAGACGTTTCGGATGATGAAACCGAAAGGGGAAAATCTGAGCCCGGTAGAACAAAGGGGTTAAATAGCCTTTGGGGTAGCGTTTGGTCCATAGCAAACGCAACAGGATGGAACTTTGATTACATATTGTGGGGGGTAGCTTGGACAAATTTACAAATGATGATTTCCGATGCCCCGGGGTACACAGACAAGCCAAAAGAAGCCAATTCAGAGGATGAACTAAAGGAGTTTTTTAAGATATGAAAGGTAACGGTCCCCTTGATTTTGAGGCAACAATAGATGCCAAAACTTTCAACTCAATGTTGGATGAAATGGAGCGCAGGATTAAGGGCGTTTCGTCAACAGCAGAGAGGGAAACAAGTAAGATTGATGATTCATTCCGGAAGGTTGCCCTTGCCGTTGGGGGGTACTTTTCTTTTGCTTTCGGGGCCCAATTCACAAAGGAAATTGTAAACGTCCGGGGTGAATTTCAGCAGTTGGAAATAGCATTTGAAACAATGCTTAAAAACAAAGCAAAATCAGATGCTTTATTGGCTGATGTCACCATGTTTGCAGCAAAAACGCCCTTTGACATGAAACAGGTAGCAACCGGAGCAAAGCAATTGCTTGCATACGGTGAAGCCTCAGAGGAGGTTGTTGTTACCATGAAAAAACTCGGGGACATTGCAGCCGGGTTGAGTATTCCGTTTGGGGACCTTGTATATCTGTATGGCACAACCAGAACTCAGGGCCGTATGATGACTAAAGACCTGATGCAGTTTGCCGGTCGTGGAATTCCGATCATTGAGGAGCTGTCAAAAACCCTGAACGTAAGCAAGGCAGACATTCTGGACTTGGCCTCAAAAGGTGAATTAAGTTTTGAACACCTTCAGACTGTTATTGAAAACCTGACAGCCTCAACCGGCATGTTTGGTGGTATGATGGACAAACAGGCCGCTTCACTCCCGGGCCTTATTTCCAACCTCGGGGATGCATGGGACCGGATGTTAAATAAGATCGGTACAGGTCAGCAGGATACATTTGCAGATGCAATCAAACTCGCAACAGAGGTTGTTGAAAATTATGAGGTTGTTGTTGATATCCTGAAGGTAGTAATTGCCTCTTATGGAGCATACCGGGCAGCAGTATTGCTGAATGCTATTGCCGTGAATGGATATTCAAAGGCCCTCGGGTTGGCAATTATCAAGGAAAAGGCCCTTGCACTTGCAAGGAAGGCCAATCCGTGGGGGTTGGCATTGGCCGGGATAACGGCTGTAATCGGAGCCTTGGTTGTTTATAAAAACCGGATTTCTGAGGTTGATGAAGCACAACAGCAGATCAATGAGAGAATCCGGGATGAAGTTGGTGCAATGGACCAACTTTTTGAAACCCTCAAACGTGGAAATGTAAGCGCAGACCAGAGGAAAGCAATCATTGACCAGATCAATGAGAAATATGGTCAATACCTCCCGAACCTGTTGAATGAGAAAAGTTCAATGGCCGACATTGCAGCAGCATACACGTCTGTAAATACAGCAATGCGGCATAACATTGAACTGACTGTTAAACGCTCCAAAGCACAGGAATTGTACCTGAAACTGTATGAGCAGGAAATGGAGTATGACAGGATTTCAAAAATGACCGGTGACGAGTTTCTAAAAAAGGAAATGGGTGGAGGCGTTGAGGGGGTTAAGGGTCAAGCCAGAAGGACCCGACTGAACTCAATCAAGCAGGTAATGGATGAACTCCGTGAGGAGTATGAAACATTTATGGCCGAACTCCAAACCCTTGACGGTGATATGTTCGCGCCCCCTTCATTTGATTACAGCAAGTTATTCCCGGATGATAAGGAAGGGGATAAAAAGATAAAAACGTTTGCTCAGAAACTTGATGAAATCCGGAAACTGTATGAAAATTACTACTTGTGGGCCGAAAATTATGGCAAGGATTCAGCAGATAAACAGTTTTCCGGCCTGTTGAAGGGAGGCCAGAATTACCTTACCTATCTGAACAATGAAATCAAGAAACTGGAGGGTATGCAGAAAAGAACCCCCGGGCAAAATGACAATCTGTTGTTGTTGCTATCCGAAAGGACCGAACTGACAGGGGGGAAATCAAGGGTTGACGAACTCCGGGAGGAAATTGATGCAGCAAAGGACAGTTACAGCAACCTTGTGGATTACATTGGATTCCTTGGTCATAAATTAGATCAGGAACAAGCCGGAAACGATGGAGGGGAAAGGACGTTAGCCGTTATCCAACTGTTGCAGGAGGAACTTTCAAAGGCTCAAAAGGAGTATGTTAGCCAGTCCCTTGCGACTTATAACAGCTTGATTGAGCAGTCCGCTGATTATGCCAAACGTAGGTTGTTGATTGAGGAAGAATACCAGAAAACTGTTGCTAAACTTGACAAGGAAAGCCTTGGAAATGATAAGTACAATGAAGCAATTCAGGAGGCTGAAAAGAAAAAACGGGAGGCCCTAAACGTTGTTCAGGAGGATGAAGCCAGACAGTCAGAGGCATACCGGAAAATCCGGGATGCAATTGAGCAGTTAACCAATAAAGAGGTCAGAAAATACATTGCTCAGTTGAAACAACAATTGTTGTTACTTGACAGCCAGAGTGATGCCTACAAAGAAATTTCAGGGCTGATAAAAACAGCAGAAAAGGGCCTCAGCAGCAAAACAGCAGAGGGGTTTGACACCGCCAGTCAGGCCCTCAGTGCTATGGCACAAATGGCCGGGGCTTTTAACAAAGAATTATCTGAAAGCATTCAGTTTGCCTCCCAATTGGCCGGGGCCGTTGGACAAATAGCCTCCGGGAATGTGATTGGTGGGATTACTCAGGGCGTTGCCTCTATTTTTACCTATGTAGCCAATGCAGCAGCCCGGAAGGAGCAGCAGTATGAGGAAGATAAACAGAGGCAATTGGAGGCCACCGGGAAGTTGATTGAGAAGTTGAATAAGGGCGTTGAAAAGCAGATTGACCTTATTAATGAACTGGTGGGAAATGACAAGCTAAACCAGTACGGAAGGACGGTCCTTGAAATTTCCAGATCAATGACTGAGGTAATAAACCAGATGGAGGACCTTGATCAGCTTGTAAAGCGGTCCATGGATGGGAGGACTTATGCATTCAGCCTGTCTGACAGGTTTTCTGAGGCTGATTTCGACCTGTCCGGGATATCCGGAGCCTTTGAAAGGATTGAAGCCCTCAGGGAGGCTATTATGTCCATTGAGGATGATATTGACGCTGTAAATACACAGATTGACAACGGCACAATCAAGGGAGAGGACGTTGAACAGTTACAGCAATTCCTTGCGACATATCAGGATTACGTGGACAAACTGAAGGAGGTTCAGAACCAGTATTTTGCTGAACTAACCGGGACCTCTTATGACAGCATTGTTGATGGAGTGCTTTCAGCGTTTGAGCAGGGATTGAGAGGTGCGGAGGATTTTGCAGACACCTTTGAAGGCCTGATGCGTAAAGCCATGTTACAGGCGTTGAGCGTAAATGCCTTACAGGCCCCTTTGCAAGGGTGGTATGAAATGTTCGCCCAAATGACTGAGGAAGGGCTATCTGAGCAGGAAATTGCGGTCCTGAGGGAGAGTTACAACAGCATTATCCAGAATGCAGACGAGTACGCAAAAATGTTGGAGGATGCAGCCGGAGTAAGCCTGTCAGGGGAAGGGTCAAAGGATGCACTTTCCGGGGCAATCAAGGGAGTAAGCGAAGAAACAGCCGGGTTAATTGCCGGGCAAATGAATGCTATCCGGATGAATCAGGCCCAAATGCTTGTACTGTTAAATGATCGCCTTGGCGTATTGAACCAGATTGAAAACCATTCCCGGAACATGGTTTACATGAAGCGTATTTATGACTTTTTGACTGAGAATAATTCCAGGAGTTCGGTATTAACAAACAGATTTGAAGGCTGATTATGGCAAATATCAAGTATTCAATAAACGGTAAAAATGTTTCTGATTTCGGAATCAGAATCCTTTCAGTTGATGGTATTTTCGACCTCCCAAAACGAAAAATCGGATACCGGCATTCATGGTCAGAGGTTTCCGGGGAGGATATTGACCTGAGTGAGGTTGCACTGGAGCCCCGGATAATCAAACTTGATGGCATTGCAGTTGCTGAATCTATTTCACTTGCAATGACCAATCTTTCGTCATTCCTTGCAATCATTGACACCCCGGGCCCGAAACAGTTGTCAATTGAGTATGACAGCACCAGAACACCGGCCCCGGCCCTGACATACCTTGTATTCCGGGAGGAACAGGTAAAGGTTGAAAAGCAATTCAGGTTTGGCCGGAATGTTTGGAAGTTTTCATTGACCTTGCAGGAATATCTACCATACAAAAGCATTTACAGGTTCAATGCAGCAGCCGGGAGTGATTTATCAATGCAATTCACAGCATTGACAAGGCCTGTTATACTGTTTACCGGGGATGGCAGGAGTGCCGAAATAACCGACATAAACACCATTTCAATTGACTATCCTGTTGCCGGGAGTTACGTTGTCGGGGTATTCTCAAACCACCCTTCGGATTTTCAGGTTGGGACCACTAACGCAACTTTTATATGGAAACTGTAATAATATACTCAGGCAGCACCGCCCCGGGGCAAATGCATGACCCCTACATTGTACGCCCGAAAAGTAGTTCAGGGCTGCAACAGAAGTTACTTGCGGAGGATTTCATTAAACTGGACTTTGAGAGCCCTATTGAATTGAACGTAACCCTGAAGGATTATATTCAGGTTTTTGGCCGGAAATACTTCATTAACACAATGCCGGTTGTTACGAAAAAGGCAGCCCGATTATTCAATTATGAGTGCACTTTTGAGAGTTACATTTATGACCTATCAAAGGTTGCATTTCTGGACGTTGATGCCACCGGAATACATATTTCACACGAGTTCACATTGACCGGGAAACTGGAGGATTTTGGTCATGTGATTAAAAACAACCTCCGGAGGCTTTTCGGGAATAACGGTTGGGACTGTATAAACCTTTATGCAGAGGGCCTGAATGAAACAAAAACCCTCAGTTTTTCTGAGGATACCTGTTTATCAGCCCTCCGGAAAATTTGTTCGGAGTACGGGGTTGAATACTATTTCACTGAGAACGGCCCCGGGGCTGAATACCAGTTTCACCTGTATTTTGGTCTGGTTGGAGGGCTCCCGGTTTCGGACCCTTTTGAGTATGGCAAAGGGAAAGGACTGACAGAGATTAAGCGTAAAAACGCTTCAGCCTCAAACTTCATTACAAGGGTTTATGCGTTTGGCAGCAGCCGGAACCTTGGACCAAACTACCGTAATTTTTCCCCCCGACTCAGATTACCGGCCGTGCACATTACTCCGGATATCTTTGTCACAAAGGGCGTTGAAATACAGCACTTCCCGAGTACATATATTTACGGTCAGACTAATGCAGCATTTGTACAACTGCAGGTCCCTGTTATTGAAGGATGGACCGATTACGGTCAGCCGATGGCAGGAGCGCAGTTTAATGCCGGGCAAGGCCTTACATATACTCAGCCCCCGAAGGTTGACGGATTCAGGGTAAAAGCATGGAATGAAGCCGGGAAATATGTTTTCAGTGATGGCAGTTATGAAGGATGGGAAAACACCGGGCCAGAAATTGACTATGTGGAAAACCTTGAAGCCATTGAAAAACATGGAGTGATTGAAAAGGTGGTCATTTTTGACGAAATCTATCCTCACAGGACCGGGATTGTAAGCGGTTTGGGGGATTCCTCGTTAAAATTCGTTGATTCCGAAATGTTTGACCTGAATGAATACCAGAATGGTGCATATACTTACCTATTGCCCGGGCTATCGGCAAAGGTTCATTTCAACACCGGGAACCTTGCAGGATATGAGTTTGAAATCTGGAATTACAATCATGCCTCCCGGGAGTTTACGCTAATGAGTTACACGGATGAACGTGGTCTGGTGCTCCCGAACAACACCTCCCCGGCCTTTCAAATTGGCGTTGGGGATGAATACGTTATTCTGGACATAAAATTGCCTGAATCCTACATTGAGGCAGCAGAACAAAGGTTGCTTGAAAAGGCCACGGATTGGTTAAACAGGTATAGCAACCCTCAGATTGCCCTTGATGTAAAGGTTGATGAAACATACATTTCCGGGTTAAACATGCAGATTGAAATTGGAAATACGATGCATGTAATTGACCAGTCTTTTAACGTGAATGCCATTTACCGGATTGTAGGCATTACCAGAAACCTAATCAGGGAGGACCAGTTTGAGGTTACGTTGGCAGAGGAGGTTTATAGGGGCCGGAATGCCAATTTCAGAGAGGGCAACAAAAAGGGAGGGGGAATATTCAAAACCGGAGGTACTGAAACCCATGACAGGTTGCATTCAATGACTTCGGTTTATGACCATGGTGCCGCAGAGGAAAAGGACCGGAATAAGGTGCTTGGTTCAAATGCAGAAACCGGTTTGCCGGAGTGGATTGCAAAGGATTCGCTTGATAAATTTTTTGTACACTATCAGGGGGTGCCTGAGGCCGTTTGGAATGTGAGCCACAACCTGAATAAATACCCTTCAGTTACGATAATTGACACCTCCGGAAATGAAATGGAGGGGGAAATTGAGTACACTGATAACAACAATTTAGTATTAACCTTTTCGGCTCCCTTTTCCGGGGTAGCCTTTCTAAACTAATCAAAATTATGGGAAAAAAGATTTATCTGGTTGACATTGATTTAGCAAAAAACCAGTTGATTCAGGTTAGGTTGGAAAACTTGGCCTCAGCACCGGCAAGCCCTGTATCCGGTCAGATTTATTATGATACCACGCTTGGAAAGTGTAGGTATTACACCGGTTCGGCATGGGTAACTATTGACGATATGAATGACCCCCGAACCCCCAAAAGCCATGTTCTTGCGACAAATGTAGGCCTTGGAGGGGAGCACACCATTTCAGGGGCCACAGCCGGTCACGCCCTCGTTGCCACAGGACCAACGGCAGCCCGGTTTGAGCAGATCAACCACGAAAACCTTGCAAATAAGGGGTCCAATACACACGCTCAGATTGACAGCCATATTGGTAACGCTGATATACACAGGGAGTTGAATGATAACCTGACTTCAACAACCAATCTTTGGTCTGCAAGTAAGATTAACAACCTTATTACGGCCTTGCAGAATGCAGTCACCGGAGCCCTGGTCTTTAAGGGTGGTTACGATGCTGCAACCAACACCCCGAACCTGACAACCCCGGCAGCAGGAGCCGTTTTGCAGGGTTATACTTACGTTGTGACCGTGGCCGGAACATTTCACGGAGAGGCTGTGCAGATCGGTGACATGATCATTGCCAGACAGGATAACCCGTCTTCATTGGCTCACTGGACGTTGGTAAATAAAAACATTCCGGACATTCTGGATGCAAGCGAAACACAAAAAGGTATTGTTGAACTTGCCACGAATGCCGAAACCAACACCGGGACTGATACAACCCGGGCCGTACACCCGGCAGGGCTGAAATATGTGCTCGACAACAGGAACGCTACTGAAACGGTCAGAGGTTTGATTGAGTTGGCTACTCAGGCAGAGGTTACAGCCGGAACGGATACTGTCCGGGCAGTCACCCCGGCCACCCTTGCCGGAGTATTGGGGACAGGCGGTACACTTTCAAATGCAAGGAAATTCACGCAAACACTGACAACCAGTGCAACCAGTTACACCATTACCCACAACCTGAACAGTCAGGCTGTTGTTGTTTCGGTACGTGATACTGCAACCCCTTTCAATGAGGTGGAGGTTGACGTTACCATTACCGGAGTGAATACGGTAGTATTGGCTTTTAACACGGCCCCGGCTGCAAACAAATACGCTGTTACTGTAATCGGATAACTATGGCAGGGAAAAGGTTTTTAACGCAACTGGAAATCCTGATCAATTCAACCCTGAGTGCCCCGGAATCAGGGCACTTGGGGTTTGGTGCCAAATCGGAAGGGTTCTACATGATAACCCCCACGGCTGAACACCTTATTTTAACCACTCAGGAAATGTTAACTGAGGTCCGGGCCTCAGGAGATGCCAAAGACGAAAAGGTTGTAACAGAGGCCGGGATACGCAGGGCTATTGATGCAATGGCAGGTTCACTGCAACAGCCAATTATGGTTGAGGAAAAACATTTGTTAGGACGACACCCGGGGACTGGTACAGGACCACCTGAACATGTTCGCCTTGGGTACGGCTTAGGTTGGGATGCTAACGGCGAAATTGAGGTAACTATTTCAGGAGGGGGAGGCTCCGGGACTGTTACAAGTGTGGGGCTATCTATGCCTGCCATTTTCAGTGTAGGCCCCCCGGTGACGACCTCCGGGGACTTGACGGCAGCATTGGTTTCGCAGACAAAAAACTATGTTTTTGCCGCCCCCTATTCAGGCAATGGCGTGCCTACTTTTCGTCCCCTTGTAGGGTCAGACTTGCCGGACCTTTCAGGCTCTTTTGACTTTTACGGCAGTTGGAATATGCAGGTTAATTCAGGGACTACAAAACTGGTTGGGAAAACCGGCACAAGTCAATATGGAAATTTGTACAATGGCATTAAGCTGATTGCCGGGGCAAATGTTACCCTGTCAGAATCAAATGCCAGTGGTGCGCTTGGAATTACAATCAGCGCAGCAGCAGGAGGTGGTGGAGGCCTGATCTTTACCCAAATGACCCTGAACCAGTCCCCGAGTCCAATAACCGCAGGCGTTTGGACCGATGTGCCAACCATGTCTGTAAGCACTTGGGGTGACGGAGCCTATTTAGTGATTGCACATGTTTCAATGGTAAAAGGCACTACCGGGGCGGGGTCTGTGGCAATGCAGATTGTGACCGATGGGAATACTGCAATTGCCACCGGGGAGCAATACATGTTAAGTGCTTCAGCCAACAGAGCAACAATATCATTGAGCAGTGTTTTTATGGTCGAAAAGGGGGACCCTGCAAGTGTAAGAATGCGGATTCATTCAAACACCTCCGGTTGGTCAGCCGTTGCTTCAACGCTGAACTCACAAAGCCCAAACGCAACGCAAATAACTTTAATAAAGATTGCATAAAATGGAAACACCAGAAATCAAACGAACTGAAAAACTGACAAACGGAGAGGTTGTTGAACTGTATCACAATCTGAACAATATTCAAGGTCTGAAAGGTAAATCCGTGCTCTATGCGGTAAGCAAAACCAAATCAAGCCTCAAACCCTTGGTAAGGGCTTTTGATCATTATAAAATGGTCCCAAAGCCTGAGAGGTTTGCAGAATATGAGAACGAAATTAAGAAGGCCGTTGCAGCAGCCCGGGAGAAACTTGTCAAGGAGGATCCCGGACACCCGGCACTGGTGAAAACAGAATCCGGAATAATTGAACTGAGGGCCGATTCTGTTGAGGCTCAGGAAATTGCTGAACGTCTGAAAAACAAGTATTCTGAAGTTATTGAGGAGTACACGAAAGCAATCAAGGAGTACAATAAATTCCTTGATCAGGAATGTACTGAGGATTACACTATTACCAAATTTCCGTTTGCCGATGCCCCTGAGGAACAGGATAAGTTTGAGGCCCTGTTTCTGTTAATCAAAGATTGATTTCTTTGAGAAAAATATTACCATGATGGTATTTTTTTTGTTGGAAAATATTACCATCATGGTAACTTTGTCAGATAAACCTAAAACACTTTATCAATGCACTGGTGGGAAATCGCTTTGACAAATCTATTCACTTTATTGGCAGGCCTCGTTGGAGGTGGGTGGTACTCAAAAAAGAAGGCCCTTGCTGATGCTGAAGGTTCGGAACTTGACAACCTGAAGGAGATCATTGTAACGTGGAAAGAATCTTACAATGATTTAAAGCAGCAGAGGGAGGAGTTTAACAAGCTGTCCATTGACTTGCAGAGAGAGAATATTGAAATGCGTCAGGAAATTTCAGACCTGAAACAACAGGTTAAGAAACTGCAATGTGAAAACAGTGAATTGAAGAAGGAAATTGAAAAACTGAAGCAATGACAAGGCAGCAATTTAAAAATGCGTTACCATACGCAACAGAGGCCAATATTGATAAGTTTTATCAGCCGATGCTTGACACTTTCAGTAAGTTTTGCATTGATACCAAGTTACGGCAGGCCGCTTTCATTGCACAAATAGCACACGAATCCGGCTCGTTGAAATACGTCCGGGAAATAGCCTCCGGAGTAGCTTATGAAGGTAGGAAGGCCCTCGGGAACACTGAGCCCGGGGATGGTCCCAAATACAAAGGCAGGGGATTAATCCAGTTGACAGGTAGGGCCAATTATGAAGCAGCCTCCAAATATTTCCGGACTGATTTTGTCAGATTCCCGGAGTGGGTTGAACGGCCAGAATATGCAACAGCGGTAAGCGGTTGGTTCTGGTACCGGCACAAACTGAATCCCCTTGCAGATGTCCGGGACATTCGCAGGATTACAAAGATCATTAACGGAGGGTACAATGGTTTGGACAGTAGAATAACCCATTACAACAGGGCCCTGAAGGCGTTTGGAATACAATAGCAGCCATGAGAAACTTAAACCAGATATTGAACTTTGCAATCCTGATTGTATGCGTTGGCCTTGCTTTATGGTGGGGCTTTTCGGAGAGATCAGAGAAACTGAGGTATAAGGATAATTTTGAGGCTGAAGTTGTCAAAAATGGCAGACAGGTTTATGTTACCGAAATGGAATACTCCCGGCTGTACTCAGAAATTGACAGTCTTTCCCGGGAACTCGGGAAAAAACCAAAACACATTGTCCAGATTGTTAAGGTTGATTATCAGGTAAGGGATACAGCAGAGGCAACATTGACAGGGGACACTGTTTATCTGGTCCGGAATGACACCATATTTGTTCAGCCGGACACCCTGAGGTTTAATATTGAACGGCCTTGCTATTTACTTACCGGGTATGTTTATAACAGCAGAATCAAGGCTGAAATTGATTTCCGGGACAAACCTATGGTTATATTTGACCGAGAAAGGAGCAAACGGTTTCTGTTTATCAAATATGGTCCATGGCAATATTCTGCAACCTTTTACAGCCAGTGTTCAGGCAAAACTATGTGGATACAGGAAAATATTTTGATTAAGCGAAAATAGTTTTGTATATTTGCATAACAATCCCTCCATTACGTTGCTGTTGTGGAGAAGGTTAAGAGCCCTGAGAAATCGGGGCTTTTTTCAATCATTTATTTATGTCGTTATTTTGCTCTCAGTGTTGTGGAGATTGGGGAATGGAAGCAGACATTGATTTGTTTGATTTAGCCCTTAATCTGGAGAATGGAAGGAGTGAATCATTTATTTGTGAAGGTTGTAATAATCGGGCCGTATACAAGGATGAAGAAGGCTTTATTTACCTTGCCCGGGAGATCAATAGGGAGATCATTTTAATACCAGTTCAAATTTCCGAACTGATGTATGCAGAAAAATAATATCAGACGTCAATTATCTGTTACAATCTGTAACAATCTGTCACAGTAATCGGATTTCTGTAACAGAAATGCAACAAATAAGAATAGAAAAGAAAAGAATAAAAAAGAATAGAAAAGAAAATATTCCTGTTAATTTAACATAAATCAAAACCCAAAAACCAAAAGTTATGGAAACAAGTGATTGGATAGCAATTGCAGCAGTATTGATAGCTGCATTCTCGTGGATTTCGCAATACAGATTAAGTAAAAAAGCGAATGAAGCTACAAAAATTTCAAATGATATTCAGGCTGAAATGCTTACTCTATCAGCAAAAGTTGAAGAGTTTGAGGACAGAAAGGGTGAGGTATTATTATTGAATATCATTGGCAGATATTTTGTTATCAACTATAACTTTTTGAGTACTACTGACGACAGACAACTTGAAGTAGACAAAAAAAAGTATTCGTCTGGTTTAATGCAACTATCAATGGATTTTGAGAAGTTGATTGATAATCCGTATTTCATTAAATTCATTGAAGCGCACCCGGATATAAATCTGTTAATGCTTTCACTCAAAGGGGCTATAATTAATGAAAGTTATTCAACTGGCAGAGTAATTAATGCTCAAACTTTTAATTTCTTTTATGACATGTATTTTGTTTTGAAAGACGAATTAAAGAATAAGGAAATGCTTAACCATCGGTTTTTCAAAGTTGTACAAGAAGCAATTATCAGTATGAAGCTTGTTTTAAAAGAAAATGAAAATCCTCCAAAGCTAAAGGCCTAAAACAATCAAATCTTAATATCAGCCTCCAAAACAGGGGTATTGCTTGACAGACCTAATGACTTCAGATAAATCATTGTTGTTGCCAGATCGTAGTGCCTCAATTGTCGCATTAAGGCATAAGGGTCCTTGATTTCTTTGTACAATTCGACTACTCCGGAGTGTTTCCATGAGTACAGCGTTTTGCTTGAATCAATTTTCAAGGCTTTTAAAAATTCCTTGTGCATGTGTGTTATTGCGTCAGCTTTCATGCGTTTGGTTTCCCCGGGCAATAAATTCCTACTGAAAACATAAAATCCATGAGGGTATTTTTCAAGGTTCAAAGACTTTAAAAAGACCAAAAATTCTTTTGGAATAGAAACGGCCTCTTGTTTCCTATTCTTGGCGGAGCCATAGGTAATCAAAATTGTCCGTGATGCCAAACTGATATCATGTATTTTCAGATTCAGAATTTCAGTCCTCCGGAGGTAACAATAATACATAAACTGGACAAAAAGAAAGAGTTGAGGGTTTTCGGCTTTTAACTTTTTGGCAAGGGCAGTTCTTTCAGTGGTCGTAAATGCAATATTTTTACCAATATCACGTCTAAGGGGCTTTATCCCCTTGAATGGATTTTCAGTTATATGCTTTCGCTCAATAAGGAGATTAAACAAGGTTATCAGCATACTCAAATGTTTGTTATGAGTAGAAGCGCCGTAACCAGATGCAAGCCTACTATCAAGATATTTCCTTGCAAGTTCGTTTGTGAATTGATCAGGCTTGATATTCAACAGTCCCTCGGACTTTAACCACCCCTCAAACACTTTTTGAACGTCAATGTATGTTCTGGTAGATTCCGGCTTGACGTGGGATTTTCTAATCTCAATAAGGTATTTGAGGGATTCAATTAACGTCTTATTGCTTGATATCTTTTTATCGTCTGAGGATTCTGGAAGCCCTTTGGAAGGGGTCCAGCCAAGTTGAAGCAGATCAGATAAAGCAGATTTCAGGGCGTTACCCTCCGCAATGCGCTCCGCTTTCGTTGAAAATTTATTTATATCCCCTCTAAGTTGATATTGCTTATAAGCATTCAATTCATTATCGTAATATCTGAAGCCAACAAACCACTTTTTATTAAGGTTGTACTTGAAATGATATAGCTTTGGTTTTGAGTACATTTCAACCGCACCACTTATTTGAGGATTTATTTGAGGTAAATTGTAAATACTTGATATATAGCGCAATAATTGTGATATGTGCGGATGAAGGGACTCGAACCCCCACGCCTCTCGGCACCAGATCCTAAGTCTGGCGCGGCTACCAATTACGCCACATCCGCAAGAGCGTGCAAATATACAATTATTTGTAAATACGGGGGTAAA